AAAGTTCAAGGAATCCTTACCGCCATTAGGATGTTTCTCCCACCAGTCAGGGTCAACCCAACGCATTGCCTTGTCATACCAAGACTGGTCGATGGATGGGCTATTTTTTTTGCGAAAGGGGTAGAGCTTTTGCCCTACCCTTTCTTATTATTGTAATAACAACTGCTGTTTTATGCCTAGTCTATTTGCTTCTTTACCAAAAAGGTCTAATTTACGTCTTACTTCATCTTTAAACTTCTCGAACAATGCAATTAAAGCCTCTTGCTCGGTATCAAAAAGCTCTTCTTCTCTAATTGTATGCTGTACGGTACGTTTACAATGGTCGGGTTTGTATCTATAATCTATCCACCAACCCGAAGAATTAAATTCGTTCCCCTCGAACCAAGATACGTTGCAGCATCCCTTTATAATACAGCGTTGCGGATGTTCAAACCAACCATCTATATACCAAGCAATATCACCATTCTTATATTTTGGAATGGGTTTTTCCTCTTTATTTGTATATTTATACTTTTCCATATTACTGATGTTTTATCACTTCCAAATACTTCAACTTTGCGAATCGGTATGAGTGATATATGTCACAAAGATTTTTCACTTTTGAAGTGAAGCACAGAATGCAGCCTGTATAATCATCAAATCCTAAGATAATATACTTTTCCTCTACATAACCTGCTACGTATGCCCCGATGTCCTTACCTTTATAAAGAACTCGCTCACCCATATGAGCATTGAAAAATTCCTCGTTTGTCATACGCTATCACTATTTTAGTTCATCAAAATCAAACCACTCAATCTTATCGTAGCATTCATACAGAACTTCGATACGCTGTGTTCCGTCTCCTCTTGTGACAACCCATATATCGTCACTCATTGCTCCATAGTGAAGAGCAGTAGGATTTACGCCACCTCCACTATATCGGAACATTACCCACTTTTTTAATGGTGGCTTCTCTTCCTTTAGGTCGTGCCATAATGATGCAGCATTCACGTAAGGAACGTTTTCTGTATCGCAATCAGTAACGCCAACCTTTTCTGTGCTGAATGTTACTCTATCTAATTCATTGTAATCTACCTCTTCTTCATTACTACAGATGTTGAGGTAAATCTTCTTTGGTAAATTCTTTATTTTCATATCTCTTAAATTTAATGATAAAAAACTCGGCATCAAGCCATTTAGCAGAGTACTAGGCTCTACTTTTTTTTCGTTTGATAATCCTATCTAATCTTCTTTGGAACTTATCTTTAATAACTTCCATTTTAACCCTCATCTCTACTTCCGAAATTCTAAGTCGGGTATTTGTACCATGCTCGCCAATATAATAAGGATTATCTATATACGGAACCTTTACTTCTATGTATAGGATTGGTGATAAATCCCACCACAAGAACTTCCTCGTTTTCACGTATAACAATCCGGTAATCTCGGCTTCGTAGCATCCATTGGAACACCAAAGGTTTTCCACCTTATATACTTTCTTGCAAAGTAGTCTTCTCATACTCTACTTGAACTTAATGATGAATAATTCAGTATCTAGCCACTCATCTGGGCACATACCCTTCTTTGGCTTACCGATGGTGATACTCTCAATCTCCTTCTCAATCCACGGACGTTTTTTTGCGTAACCATGGAAGAAGCGGACGTAAGTGTAGGGGATGAACCTGGCGGTTTTCTTTTCAAGCAACTCTTTGAGCTTGGAATTGCTTATAAGCATATCAAACTCCGGGTGCATTGTAACCTTGCGATATTCATCACTTCCTCCGTATTTTGTTTGGAGTAAGCGGTTTATCCAATACGATTTGATAGCTCTGTATTCTTCTTTCTTTTCGCCAGCCACAATCATATCGAACCACTGCTTGCTGATGGTGAGGGTCAATACTTTCTTTTCCATACGCTACTTCTTTTTATCAAACTTATTGCCTTTATGATGCGATGGTCTTTTTTACCAACAAAACCATAGCATATTTTGTACTCAAAATCTCTTAATCTTCTGTACCAATAATCACTTGCCGTACTTAGATGACGAGCTTGCTTCATTATCTTCTTGGCTTGCCTTATTTTCATCTTGCACCTCCTTTTTTTGCGTTTCGTAAATAAGACAAGCATTTCTTTCCAATAGTGCTTACAGCCTTGGAATACTCATCATCATATAATGATTCATTACCATCGTATCTACTTAGATATTTCTTTCTTTTAATATCTGCATCAACCATGATTCTAAGCTTTGCAACAATCATTTCATTACTGGTTACCTTGCCAAGAAACCACAACATATTAGTTAATGCTAACTTGTTTGGTTCATAAGTATCAACATCAGACAATTCTGACAGCCTTCCTTGAATGTATCTCGTTAGTACCTTTTTGTAATTCATACCTTGCCCTCCTTATCGAATTTATTGCCAACTCTTTCTATTTTACCAATTTCAAGAACATCTGGAAGCCAATAAAGAGGTTCATTTTCGCTAGCTACCATAAAAGCATAGTTACATTCCGACCAAATCACTTCGGCTGTAGGCTTATACCCTACGAAATGTATTAGGTCGTGCTCCCAAATTTCATTGCCTTCACAATCTGTAAGTCCTGTGTACTGGCAGATAGTAGAAGGGGCAACTTCTCTCTTGTTACAGATAGAATCCTCATACCATTCAATAAATGTTCCGAAAGGTGTCTTTACCAGAGAACCTTTCACCCATTTACCATCACTCAGTTTCTTTGCTTTAAACAAAATACTTCTCATTTTTATTTAATTTTGTGAGCAGTACTATTAGTATGCTTTATATGTTCATTACTACAACAATATGGATAGAAATACTTATCCGCTCCATTCATAAGTGCTTCTATAATATCATCGTCACTATCTTTGCACTTAGAATCAATAGTAACTCTAATACTTACTTCAAATTCTCTTACCATAATTATTCTTTTTAAGTTTCTTGCATTGCTGTATAGCTAAAGCTATTCTCATTCTTCCTTGCCAAGAAATGGCACTAGAAGAAAGGTATCTCTCCAATATTGGTAATATTGGATTAAGAAGTTCTGCGTATATTAAGCTAAATCCTGATATAAAAATATCTACATCCTGAGCATCAACATTATCATTGTGGGCATTTATTAACTCTACGGCTTCTTTATACTTCTTATCATTCAAAAGCTTTGCTAGTACAAATTTAACATCCCATTCCATATCAATCTTCTTTAAGTTCGACTGGCTCATCGCTCCAAGACAATTCTCTTTCAATGAGTTTCTTGATACTGCCATGAGGAAGTTCAATTATATCTCTATAACATTGAGGCTGATTTTCTTCTGCGACCCAATACTCTTTTTTTCTTTCTGGTTTAAGATAATAAATATTCTCTGTACCATCTTTATCAACAGCTAACCATGCCATAACTATTTCTCCTCTTTTATACCGTATGGAGTTCCATCGGCAAAGGTGCAAAATTCAAACACATCATTAAAATTACATGTACCCTCATCATAAACTTCGACAAAACCTCTTGAATCTACATTTTCAATTACGAATTTACTACCATTTCTGTCTTTTACCCACCCGAAAGGATGATGCTTTTGCATCTCCTGCCAACACTCCTCAGCATTCTTGAAAGGGCGGTACTTTGGTTCTGGCTTGATTCGGTACTCTGTATTATTCCAAAACTCAATCTGTTTCATTTCCGTCCAATCATTCGGAATATCTTTACCTTTTATGGAACTTTGTTTTGTTCTACACTCAATTACCTTTCCTTCTGCAAAAGCTTGCATGATAGGATAAAATTCTTTAGCTTGATTTCTGTCCATAATTAACTATAAATTTATATATTATTTTAGAGTAGTCTAAATTAGAACATATTTAAAACACATTAACATTGTTATTGTTTATATAATCATATAAATGATTACCTTTGCACCCGAATTGTTCAGAGTTTCAAACTCTATTAAGGTAAACCTCTTGCACAAAACACAACTAAAACAGTTATGGCAACAGATTTACAAAGCCCCTTTGTTGCAGCATAGGGGCTTTTTCGTGTACCGCAGTTTGTAGAGGTTTTGCGGTATTGCAGCTATCCTATGGTAGCGAACTTAATAGTTTTTGTTATGAAGAACGATTCAAAAACAAACGGAAGACACTTAATCTTTCGTCCTTACGTTGTAAGAAACGGAAAGGTTATTTACCCTAAGAATGGCGGAATGCTTGCCTTCTGGGTTGAGGACTAGTCCTAGTCTTCTATTTGTGGGCGGTAGCTGCAACTACCGCCTTTTTACTTAGGCTCATACAACTCACAAGACTTTCTTCGCTCTCCAACTCTTATATGCTTTTTCTTACAATAGAATAAGAACTTCTTCATATCCTTTTTTCTGTATATACAAGTCTTACATTTTTTTAGTACCATACTTACTCCTCCAACTTTTCAATAGGTTTCCATGACATGTAAGCCACTTCTAAATCCATTTTTATCTATTAGCTTTTCCTTTCCAGCCTTGTAGCGCATAGTCACAAATGGATAGTCTTGCATTTCTTTATCATACGCAAAGACCTTCTCGCAATACTCAGGCAACCCATCCTCAACAGATACCCAGTCTGACTTTCCTAACTCTATCAAAGCATCATGCAATAAGCTATTCGCTTTTCTCAAAGGAGCATTATGCTTATCGTTTCCAAACTCCAAGCTATCAACATTATTGCGGATAACTTCTTGTATCAGCTCTTTAACTTTCTTCTTATCCATAGTTATAAATTAAAATATTCACGTATCTGTTCACCTGTCATGCGATATACCTCAGATATTCGGCAGTCTCTAATTGGGCTATCCCATGCACCTGTATGTTCATCATTACAACTACCATCAGCAACACGCTCTACGGCTTCTTCTGGTCCTGTTGCAAAGTCAACGCTTAGAAGTTCCTTTTCCTCGTTACTAAGCCCTTTTCCTTCCAAAGCTATATTCAGAGCAATTTGCAACTCGTCATGAGCCTTGTCTGAATAGCCTATAGCCTTATCTAGATGACGTTTGATTGATTTTTCTTTCTTATCCATAGTTCTAAATTGTTTCTTGTTTAATTACTTCATCCAACCTTGCCTCCATCTGCTGAATGATGTTGTCGATTATCTTGCCTTGATAGTCATTGGCTATCTCTTGGAGGATGGCTAACTGTGATGTAAGTCTGAATCTGTCTGTCATATTCTTCTTTTAAATTATTGGATACAAAAAGCGGCAACCCAACTTGTGGATTACCGCTTATAAAGTGGTCGTTAGACCTATGTTTTAAAATTTGCTGATATAGCCTACTCTAATAAAGGAGAGTCACCTCCTGGAGATAGTTTTCTAAAACGTTGCTCTGCATTATGCTTGTCTAGAGATTTTAATTGCTCCTTTGCCATTTTATGTAAAGCAAGGAATCTCTCTCGTCTAGGCTTTCCATCCTTTATGAGAACAGAGTTATACGATTCCATTGCTGATAGTACAATAAGCTGATTAATTGTAGCCGTGTCACGCATATTCAACCCCTTCTTAGCTAATACTGGGTTAGCTTTTTCCCAGTCTTTCGCTGTATAACCAAATAATGCAAGGTTAAGCATATCAGCCTCGCCTGCATAAATACTGCTTGTGATATTACGTTTAGTCTCTTCTATTGTCAACTGTGGTATGATACATTCTTTAATAGCATCAGTATGTACAGCATAATTCACCTTAGAAAGCAATCTTTTTACATCCCAATGCAGTAATAGAGGATTGCTTTGAGATTCTTTCAATCTTTGAAATTCTTTTATAACTAAGAGATTGAACTCAGGACTAAGCCACATTCCGAAATGATAAGCTATGTCCTTATGCGCAAATGTACCACCATATCTACCAGCCTTTGCAAATATTCCTATTGCATTGGTCTTTTTAACGTATTCAGAGATGGAAATGTAAAAGCTGTTACTTCCCGTCTCTTTTCTAATTCCCCCGAATTCGGGGGAATTAAAATTAGGGTTGTTCATACTCTCCCAAACTCCAAGGAAATCAATAGTAGATTTGTTACTCAACCATTTCTCGATTAATTTACTTCCACCATCAAATCCTTTTGTCATATCCGTTAAACAGATATAGTCATTCTCATCTCCCTTTAATAATACAGAGATTTCAACATCTTTAACTGTAATTTTCTTAGTCTTTGCCATATCATTTATATTTTAAAACGCTGCAAAGATACAGAAAATATTTGTAATCTCCAAATTTATTTGCGGTAATCCACTAAGTCAAAGAACACTTTTCTCTTCTTTTTACCCTCTCCCTGTTGCCAAGGAGAGGGTGGTTAGTTAATCTTCGACCTCCTTTACAGAAAAGCCACAGCCATAAAGGGGAGATTCACCTAATTCTCTAACCTCACTCTCAATAGCTTCACTAAGAGCTCTCTCATCATATTCAGTTTTTATTAAAAACATTCTATTTCCCATATTACTTATATTTATGTCCTATAGCTCATTAAACTCTTTTTGTAATCTCTGTTTTGTTTCATTCAGAAGCTGCTTGAATTTAGTTTCAAAATCCATATCATACTGTGATAGTCCCCAAATAGCATCAGCAAGTTTGCCCTTGTTTGATTTTGGAGACATATTTAAGAGTTCATCTACTTTAGGAATTAAACTCTTAGCTAAAATATTTGCTCTTTCTAATTTATCTATATTCATATTACTACTTTTTTATCCTTTACAGGATGGTTAATCATAAAGTATAACACAATCATCATATACTGATACCTCGTCAATCTTTAGAGGTTGTCCGTTTTCTTGCATACCATAAGAATAAGGGAAGTTGACTTCCATAGTCTTATCCTCAATCTTTGATAATTCGTCAATTAATCCTTGTACTGTCATATTCTATCTATTTATGCCCGAAGGCATTAAACACTAATGTAAATAAATATTTTTATCACCTAAATCTTTAAATGCTATATCCTTACACTTTTGGCAAAGAAATTTGTTTCCCAAGCCTTTGTCAAAACACGCTAAAGATATAAAATCTTCTGGCTGGAATTTGTGCCCACAGCAAAAGCAAGTCTTTTGTACTGACAAATTAGACCTCTCACGCAACTCTTTAAAATGAGCAAACGTCCCAAAGAAGTGTCCTTCTTCACACCCTATCGCTTTGTAGATTTTCTTAGTTATTTTTACTACTTCCATACCTACACCTCCATTTCGTGATTAATACCAAGACCAAAGAAAAGATGCTGCAACTGATGAACAAAGTTAATACTAGCAAGATTATGTCTGTCTAGACCTACACACACCAAGAACTCACCCAAAGTTGTTATATCTTTTGTTATATACAGATAAGCTCTTTTTGTTGGGAATCTATACCAATCGTAGCCATCATCCTTCCACCCATTCTTCTCTAGAATCTCTGGAGTAAGAGGAACACCAGATAACTCTGCTCGGTTTACTGGATGTCTTATATAAGATAACTCATAGTTATTTAACCCAAGTGTATCTATAATTGTATGTATTCTGTTTTTATACATAACAATATCACCAACTATATATTTCTGTGCCATACGATTTACTTTTCACGATGATTATTATACTTATCCTCATCTTCGTCATAAGGACACTTGAACATTAAAGGACAAATTCCACAAGATGTAATCTGTCTTTCCTTACATCTGCTTCTTGATTCGTAGCTCATACACTTTACTCCTTAACTTCTTCAAAGATTACATTCTTATTATCCTTACGTAGTTTAGGACCGCATGGGTATTTCCTCCAAACTTCACAAGCACTATTGCCAAAAAAGAAACAACCATAGCAAGTTTCTTCCTCGGTTTCAGTAATCTCCAAGACTACTCTTTCTCCAACTTTAAACTCTTTCATAATCAAAACGCAATTCTATAATCCTTCCTTTGGGAATAAATCATCAACATACAACCAACGCCTTAATCTTTTTTCACAAGAGAACCCTCTAACCCATTGAATATCTCCAGGTATTTCTATAGACCTATAATATATGCCACCTTTAAAAGTATATTCAACTATAACCCTTTTGCCGGGAGGAATACGCTCATTAAAGATATCATGCCATAAATTCTTCAAAAACTCACTGATAGCCCACTTAGCACCTTCTTTAAATCCTTCAACGGATTCACTGCTAACAAAATCTAATTTGCTGTTTTTGTATAAATCAAATGCAGCTTCTTCTATTTTCTTATCGTCTATCATAATCACTTTACTCTTTTGAATTGAACATTCTTTCTGTCTTTGCGCTCATTTTTTCCGCATTTGATGCGCTTGCAGACATTCTCATTAATTTCGCAAGATAGGTCATCAAAGAAGCAACCGCTACATTCTTCGGTTTCAATAACTTTAAGCGTTATTTCAGAACCTATAGATAAATCTTCCATAGTTACACCTCCTCGTTATATTTATTTTTCATTTTTATTACGTTTCAAGTTAGCGATTCTAGTCTCTCTAAGATATTCCTCAGATTTCTTCAATCCGAGTTTCTTAGCTTGCTTGGTGACCTCGTAAACGCTTCTGCCAAGGATCCTGGCAATCTGCTTGTTTGATGTGTTCGGGTATGCGATGGATAGAGCTCTCGTCTGAGTCTCGTTCCAAGGAGTACCGGTATTATCCTGCTCATTCTCCAGGAACTCACCATCAGCATTAAGGTTGAAGCCGTTGAGGATACAGGCATTCGCAAGGGCGTTCTCGGCTCGTTTCCAGTCGAGTACCTTCTGACCTATAATCTCGAAGCCGAGGTTGAACTTGTCAGGGCATTCTGAGAATACTTCATCATCAACCTTGACCGGGTAGAGAATCTCCATAGCATTGCGCATGCGAGCATAAACTCCTCGAATAGGGTTCGTAAAGCGTTCTGCGATGTTGACGGCGTGAATACCGTTGTACTTATCCATCATCTCAGCAAAGCGTTCTACCGAGCTTACAAGCATACTGCTCATCAGTTCCGACATCAGGAGCATTGTGTACATCTTATGCTCTTTGACGTGATGCTTGAGGAACTGGTTATCGATGGCATAGAAGCATTTCTGTACGTCCAGCTTCAAGTCATCCTCGATGTTATCAGTCATATCCATCCAGAGTTGGGACATACCGCATTCCTTCATATAGTGCATGAAGGCATCGATGAGTTCGTCTGAGCACTCCTTTGCTTCCGAGATTCTCTTCTTTGCCTCGAAGCGGAAGATTTTCTTGTTCTCCTTGATGAGGTTGTATGTATCAGTGATTTGCGTCTGAACGATTGAGGCAAAACCGCCGACCATAGAATAGAAGAGCATATAGAAGCGATTCACCTGCTCTTCGGTTGGTACTTTGACCAGAATTCTAGCCAACACCGGTCTGGAGAAGTTTGGATTCCATCCTGTCTGCATGCTACACCTCCCTCTCTACTGCCAATGCGCAACTGATACAGAAGACCATCAGGAGCGAAAGGAAAACGTGTTCAACCATAAAGCAGATGAATCCGTAACCTGCGATGAAAGCTGCGATAACGAGCAGGATCATCACTATTGTATGTTTGTATTTCTTCATGTTACTTTGATTTTAAGTTTCCGTATGCAGCATAGAAGCTATCAAGCTGCTGTGTTGCGTGTACTAGCTTCTGGTTGTAGCTATCCCGCTCTGCCCTTGCCTTAGAGATAAGAACGAAGCTAACGATGAATGATATTACTACCGTTATCACGATGAACAACCAGGGCAACTTGTGAACTGCCTTGTTGATTGCTCTTCCTAGGTTTCTTATGATAACCCAAGAGTAGATTCCTATGAATACTACCGCTTGCTTAGTGGTAGCATTCTCAATACGTTCTTCCTGTGTCATAATTCTAAATTTACTTGGTTCGGTTGCACCAGTTATCAGTTGATTTCCAATAACCAGCCATCCATATTTCTTTCTTTGTTGCATCAGGATGCTCGTTAAGCCAATCCTCTGCCATTTTACTTACGTCCGCCATAATTACTTTCTTAAAGAATCACCAATAAAAGGAACAGCTTTCGTTGTCGCTATCAGTCTATCAACAACCCTATCTCCGTATCTCTGGGTAAGCTCATCAATACTGAGGTTTGTTGTAAGTATGAGTAGTTCTCCCTTTTTCTCTGCTGCATCACAAAGCTCTGCAAACGGCATACGTTTGTTGCCATAAGAGTTCAGATTGTCCTCTGTACCAATATCGTCAATATAGATAATATGTAGCTTGAGGATTTCGTCAATCTTTTGATTCAGCTCTTGCGCATTAAATATGTTCACCACCTTTCGATGAACATCTTTAATAAGAAGAGGAAGGATATACATACCGATTACCGACTTGCCTAATCCGCAGCCGCCGAACATCAATAACCCTTTTCCTTTGTTGTCTGTCATCCAATCAACAATGGGGCGGTAATTGTGTTCGTTCCATTCTGCATTGCATCCAGACTTCATATTTACTACATATTGCAAGCCTCCACGCAAACGTTTCTCTGCGTTAGGAATGCTTATCTGTACTCTGTCAATTTCTTGCGGGTAACCAGTATCTCGCATTTGAGATACGAGGTTTCTGAAATATTCGTTATCAATTATTTGTTCCATCTATCGTCGAGCTTATATCTTTCACTATTGTTACTATTTTGTAAATTCATACCAACCGGAAGACTTGATTTCGAAGGCTTATTGTTGTTATTATTCTTGCTCCACCTAGCAAGTCTTCGTGAAATCTCGAAAGTTTTTTCTTTCTCAAATCTCATCTTCTTACCATTCTCGTTATGCTCAGTCCAGTAATCGAAGAACTCACGAATAAGCGCTTTTCCGTATTGTTCCATGTACGGAATAAGCTTTTCGCCAAATGCATGTTTTCGTACTTCTAGTGTGTCACTTGGTGTGTCACCTATTGGCTTCGGAATCTTGTAACAATCTATATTGACGACAGTTACACTACTACCCTTGTGTGTCACTTGGTGTGTCACTATATTCGTAGCATACAACTTTTTAAGTATGGTTCTTACAGTCCGCAAACCTATATCAAGTTCACTCGAAATCTTGCGGATGCTAACAATCAATGTTCCGTTATCATCTGCGTTTGCAAGGAGATAAAGAAACAAGTTTACGGCATTTACCCTGTCAAGTTTCATCAAATCGAAATATTGTTCTTTGCTAATCTTAAAAGAATCCATTGTATAAAAAATGAATGTTATTCAACGACCACTACAGGTAGCGTCTGTTTCGTTCGATATCATGCTGGATATGGAGCAACGCTATATACTCTTCAGAAGAGGGAATGTATATGCCGGCTACGTTACTAGCCCAGTTTCTGAAACGTTCGATAGCCTCAGACAGCTCTTCTTTCGTAAGCTTTGCAGTCGATATTACGTATTCCCTATCTGTTCCGAGCAGATCATCGTGCTTTTGTCGCACAAACAAGTCTCTATTGACAATCCTCTTGAAGTAACAGGTCTTGACTTCATCTAGAGTGTTGCCGGTCTGCAAGCCGAAGTAAGCGAGAATCGTATGAAGGTACTTCAACTGCTGAAGTGTCTTTGCCTTCTTTTCTACGACCTCTACCATACTCTGCTTTTCAATCAGCTTCTCTATCTTCAGTCTGAGATTCTGCACTTCAAGAGGATTCTTCGTGTTATACATCATACACTATTTCTGCGTAAAATGTATCTTTAATCAGTTTCAGCTTGGATGCCAGGTCAGAACGGGAGTTGGTCAGATTGCCCTGCCGGTGTTCCTGGCTGCTGGGCTGGAGGAAACGGATTGTTTGGATTCATCGGGTTTGGTGCTCCGGCCATAGCTGCCTGTTGTGCTGCTTGTGCCGCCTGTGCGCCTACCTGAGGACTCATGTTATAACCACCCTGCATAGGAGCCTGCTGACCGCCCTGGCGAACTACCTGCCAAGCATTCACTGAGTTCCACCATTTTCCATTATACTCACGCGCGTTGATGTCAAATGATACTGTCACTTCCTCACCAACCTGCAAGTTAAACTCTGTAATCTTGTCACCAAGTACATCGAAAGCAACCCTCTTAGGGTACTGCTCGTGTGTTTCGATGACCGCAGTTTGCGAATTCCATTGTGTTCCTCTTGCAGATGTTCCGCTTTTTGTCGGCAACACTGCGATAATTTTTCCTGTTATGTCTGCCATTTAATTATTTATGATTTCGTTAATAAAATCGTTTGCGAGGATTACTCTATCTTCCATAAGCTTGATATCATCCTCTACTCTGTCTATCTCAGCCCAGTGAATAGGCTTTGACAGCCAAGGACAATATACGATGAATATTCCACCTTTGGCGCCGGTACAGCTCATCTCAGCCATCATCTGCCAGTAGTACTTCGGCTCGGTTTCTTTGAGCGATGTGGCATCATGGATGAGGGTTCGGTACTTCATATACGTATTGATGTTCGGGCATTTGACCTCGATAATTTTGAGGTCTTCGCCGTCACGGCCATAGATTGCGCCGTCAGGAGAAGCCGCGAAGTAAGGGATTGTATCGTGTTTGCAGGAAGAAAGCTCAACAATCTCACCTTCCGGGAAGTTCATCTGCATCCAGAGAGACTTGGCTGCATCCTCCTGATCTGCTCCCCACTGCATAGCCTTGGTGTTTACAGATACTTGGTCGATATAATCTTGAAAGATTCCGTCATCATTCAAGAAGGTTGGATTAAACAGACGTTCGCCGGCAACCTGAAACAGATACGCTTTAGCTGTCTCGGAGAAAATCTCATCTTTCTTGCGGCCAGACTTCATGATGTCGGCGACTTTAGAACCTGTCAAAAAACCGACGCGACTACGGAACCACGAAATCGAACGCTGTTCTATGCCATCGGTAATCATTTCTTTTCCTCCTTCTTGGCTGCGTCAGTCTTTGCAGCATCAGCGGCCATAGCGGTGATACTCTTCTTGTTCTCTTCCTTTCGGTATGGCTTCATCAGTTCGTCGACTGTTGTGTCACCACCAGTGAGAGACTGAGTAATACCGAGAAGAAGGGCAATTTGATCTGCCTTAATCTGGTTGACCGTCTGCTTACCACAGAGCATCACAACCTCCTGTTCGGTGATACCATACTCATCCTTAAAGAAGTCGATACACTTCTTGCGTCTTGCAACAAGCTTCTCTTTATCGGACAAATCACCCGTAATGAAGTGTTGAGCAGCTTGATATACCTTATCGGTAATTGCCTTTGGGATGACAGAGAACACCGCATTACGATAAGCGATAGCATTTGTAGCATTACCGGTAACTGTAATCATATCATCAGTGAAGCGCTTTCCACCCTTACCGACAATAGAGCGACGGACCTCAAATGCTGTAGCTACATTGTTCTCCAAATCCCAACAAGTACCACGACTGATAACTTGCTTGTCCGTGATCTGGACTACCTTTGCTTCTGCTCTCATATTTCCCCAATTTGAAACAAGAAGCTTGGCAAGATGAACGCTCGGGCCAGTAATAGGCTTGCCGCCACGGGGAAGAGCATAACCACAGCTCTGTGCGGTCGCATAGTCCATTGTAGCCATAGCGATTGAATTGTTTACACTTCTTGCAAGGTCTCTAGGATACTGCTTTGCCGTTGCAACCTGAGAATCGACGTTAGCTCGTTCTACAGCATCCACCTGAATGATACCCTGGTCATGGCTAACCTGCATGACCTCGTATCCTGGATTTTCATTTTCCATTATGTTTTGTTTTAAAAATTAATCACTCGTACCTCCAATCCCAATGCCTGCAAACGTAGTCCACCGAGTTACTTGCCTTGGGGTCATCACACAACCCTAGCAGTATGCAGTCATGACAGCTTCTCTTATAGTATGTAGCGATTTTACTGTTTGCCATAGCTTTGAGATTTAATGTACTCTATTAATGTAACAGAAGTAAGTTTCCACGTTAACCTTTTCTCCCTTAGAGTTAACTCTTTCGTAACAACGTGGAATCTTACCGAGCTTTCTTCCCGTACCCTCTATATAGTCTAGGAAGACAGCTCTAGCCGCCAGAGCTCTAGCGTGATTTGTGTCGAGTTCCATCAGGCAGGAATGAACCTCTCTCAGATGGACCACGGCAGCAGCTTCACCCGGCGGCATAGATGCGATGATTTCGTTGATTCTACTCATTCTGATTCTCTTTGTTTTCAGGAGAGGAAGCTGACTTATATTCAAAGACATCCATCAGCTTTGTCTCGTTGAGGCCTACGACATCGTAATCAATCATGGTCTTCCCCATCACCTCGTCAATATAACGCAAGGCACGAGCCAACGACTTAGCCTGAACGAGGTAGTTGACGTTGCAACGCTTCTCCTTATCAGTCTTCTCATCGATTGTGATAAACTGGAGCTTTGCCGAGAACCACTTGTCATCATCGTCCTTGTCTGAGAAGAAAATCTCATTAAAGTTAGCTTTCTTTGTACTAGGAACCTTGGTCTCCCCGTGACTATAAAGAGCCATCTCCTTGATGATAGATGCTTCTGCCTCTGTACAAGACAGAGCCTCCACGATGTACGACTCGGTAACGACCTTTTCAGAGCCGTCTTCCATACATTTCTGATACTTAATCTTGGTTTCAAACCAAGATGCTGTTCTTGTTCTCATTGTTATATGAATTAATGTGTTAATACTCGGCGCCAACGTCCACGCTTGAATTTCTTGACTGCGTGGATTCCGAACAACTTTGGTGTTGTTACGCCATTCATCATAGGAAGCACATTGTCCTTCTTCAAAATACTTTCGAAATGTGAAGAAGTGACAGGAGCGTGGCAGATGATGTTCTTCTTGACATCATACAGGTTGCCGTACTTTGATACTACGCCCATTACTCGTCCTCCGCCATTACTTTTAACAACTCGCGGAGACCTTCAACACCGGGCATCTCTCCGCTTTTTACTTTCTCCTTGAGCTCAGCAAGCTTCTTAAGCTTGTCAAGGTAAGCATTCTTCTTGTCATCAAGCGATTTGAGACGCTTGGTGATTCCCAGTTCCTGGTTGTCACAGAGGATGGTATCCAATGCGATGTTGGCGAAGAGGTTCGTATTATTCTCCTTCTTGCCTTCATCATCAATCTCGTCGATATCACGAGTAAACTGGTTTTTGCCATCGATAACCTTCTTGATTTCATCAAACTCAGAAGGAGTCTTCGAGATGGCGAATGCTCTGTCAATAAGAGCCTGCTTGCCAATTACTACACTGACTAAAATCTTGTCTTTGTTCATAATTTAAAATATTTAGAATTAAACTACTAGTCTTCTTCTTTATCCCAACCAAGGGCTTTTGTGATAAACGCACCTGCTGCGAACATAAGTACCGTCAGCAGGAAACTATTGATAATGATACTCATAGCTGAAACTTTTTGATTGGTTTCTTGCCGAACAACAAGTGGCAGCAGAGATTGATAAACTCCGCCACCACTACAATGATCAGCATTAAGAATAGATATACAACAACAGAATATTTTTTCATTTTTACACCTTATTATAAAATAGTACAGTCAGAAGGTGGATAATCAACGATTTTCCACTCATTCTTCTTTATCTTGATAGCCTTGCGGAATATCACTACAGACTCGCCGTTGTGACGTTTTCTGTTGTGGACGATAAGTCTTGCCACAACAGCCTTAGTCGTTATCGAGAACTCTCTTAGCTTTGATGTGTAGAGGCTCTTGACATCGCATATCACAATCTTATCGCCTTCCCGGTAAACGAAGTCGGCGGTATAGTTGTGACCGTAAAGCAGAGACCTTCTCTCATACTTGACCTTAGTCTTAAGCTGCTTTGGTTTCAGCATCCATACCGGATTGATTGCAGTGATGGTTACCTGCCTGTGTATGCAGCTTATGCCAGGATCATCGAGGATGGCCTGCAAGTACAGGTACTCTTCCCTGGAATCGTATTCGTTCCCGTCGGGAGCAAAATACTTCTTAGAACCTACTCGTCCCATGCCGCACCCGCCTCCTTTGCAGGATTCTTGTAGAGATGATTGAACGCAGCCTCGCCGAAGCGCTGCCACTTACCGCTGCCCCATTGCACGAGATACTCGTCTCTGACAGCCTCCTGCTTTCCATCCGTGTACTCGGGATTCAGGTGAACGAGAATGTCCCTTCCATTCTGTTCAATACTCTCGACGCATTCTAGCTTCTTGAGCTCCCTGATATTCTCCTTGCGGATTCTTATAGTCTTTTTTACCTTCATCTATAGAGACCTCTCCGATTAGCCTACCACGCAAGGCAGGAGAGGTGATTACACGTGGTATGGTATGTTTTGAAATTCAACTCAAAACAATCGGGAGGAGGCCGAGTTGACGACCTCGCTCCCTTCTTGTACCATTAAAAACTAAAAAAAACTTATGACATATACATTACTGAGCTGCATGCAGGACTCGAACCTGCGGCCACTTGGGTACAAACCGAGCGCTCTAACCAACTGAGCTAATGCAGCAAACCTCCTACTTTCGCAAGCAAGAGGGGATTATTTATGGAATAATATGAATCATTTATTGCTGAACGCCTTCAAACTATTAAGATAATATAAAAAACAAATAAACCTTCCATGAACAAACTTATAGTAAACCCAGGGGAGACTCGAACTCCCAACCTCGCGGCTGATTCCACGGCTCTATCCAGTTGAGCTACTGGGCTAGTTTCAACGTTTTAATTAAAATTTAGGAAAAATGAAAAGTATCTTTTGGAGTGGCGGATGGACTCGCACCATCGACCTCCAAGGGCCTTCCCCTGGTGCTCTGCTACTGAGCTACGCCACCTGAATATATATCAACTACGCACAATGGGCTATTTTAAGGCGCCAGATACTCACGTACAGAGCGCACGAAACTAAAAATAAATCTAAACAATAATAATACGATCACCTCCTCGCCAGGAGAGTTAACCAGAATGCATTTTAAACTAAAATTATACTCACAATTTTCATTCTTCGTGGATCTAGGACGAGTCGGACGTTCCTGTCTCCGGATGATGTCCCTCCGGCGCTCTACCGTTGAGCTACAGATCTGTATTGTGCAGCCTGTCTTCACAGACAGATGTCACACCGAATAAAAAACAGCGTAGAGGCATCGTTGTGCCTCTAACCAAATCCAAAAGTAATCTATGGGAGACGACGAGGGACTCGAACCCCCATCTCACGACGATAAGAACGGTATCATCTAGTTGTCGCAGTGCTTCCAATTACACCAGTCGCCTCTTTTATCTGAATTAGCAAGAACCTCAAGTCTATGTATTCTACACCTTTTATATATAATATAAGAGGCTTGCCAACGCCAACCATTCTCGATGGTGGACTTGCATGGCCATAGGGTTCTTTGACTCTCCGGTGCCGGGGTGATAGGTCCAGACACCTTCGGCCAGAGATTTACATCTTCTTCTCATTGATCCGCCGCTTACCACGACAATTCTTCGTTCCGTGGCAGTTCGGCGGATGGGAAATTTATGAAAGAGTAAATCCTGTCTAACTGGTCTTCCGTGCTACGTGCGTTCCTTCTGGGCATCTTCACTATAGGTTCCCGACCTGAGATAATTAAATCCGCTCTACCCGTACTATCTTACACGTACACTAACGCTATAATGCGCTATATGTCCAATATGTCAAAGAACTACTTCTCCTATCCTTTTAGAATCTCTACTGATGCAAGATTGTAGCTGCACGGACTACCTACTTTATAAGGTCGTGGACTTACATTTGCACCGTTCGAGATACACACGAAACGGAATTAGTAAGAGAGTGTGAACCAGACGAGATTCGGACTCGTGGCCTATCCCTTAGGAGGGGATTGCTCTTCCGCTGAGCTACTGGTCCATTTTGGAGCGGACTAACCAATTAAAAATCCGCTCCGCTATTCACCGCTGTGAACTAAGTTAACAATACCCAACTAACAATGAGTTTTTTTCATTAAAGCAACAGAACCCTCACGGGCAAATTCAAATATATACGAAATATGTTAAAGTATTCTATCCTTGGACATCAACATACCTTGTGTCCTTCAATCAGCTCATCTACATCAGACTTTTTGAAGAATGCGGTATTACCTATCATATAATGATGAATCTGGCCGCTTCTTCTCAAGTCGTGTATGTATCCTGTGCTCATACCAATATACTTGGCGAACTCTTTTGTCGAGAGCCATATCTTTTCGACAGGCTCTACTGAAACTTTCTTGCGAGGCATAGGCTTAATCATCATAAGACCCATCAGGGTTACATACCCTTAAGTCGTTAAGCCTCATATTTATGCTTCGCAAATTGCGATAGGCTGCTGTTAGGTTTTGAATCAAATCTAAAACCTGTGACTCCGAAAGGTATTCCATTGATATCGTTTTACCATCTTCGCCTCTATCCGATGTCAATTCGTTTACTATGACACCTAAAACACAAGGACAAACCTCTCCTTCTTCATTAGTAGAATGAATAACACCTGTAACAATTTCACCGCCGTCACAAGTTTTGAGGATTTTGAATCTAAAGTTGTTTTTCATTTCAACAATAGAATCTACCAATGGTTTATTCGCTACAACGCTCTCCCCATTATTTTTAAGGTGCTTATTGATAGCCTCACGAAATTCATTCTTTTTTTGTTTATTCTTCACTCTCATATCCTTAATATTTAAAAAGGTTTATACTTATTATCATACATCTTCAGTAGATGATGATAAACATCCCAACCATTCTTAAAAATGCCATTTTCAATAGACATTATAAGATAAGATTGAAGTTTTATATACTCTTTCTGCTGTTCCTCGGTTGCGAGTTTGTTACGAAGCATCTTTTCATGTTTGCCATAAACGATGCAATTAATGCCTTTTCCAATATGCTCCATCAACTCTCTCATCTCGTTCTTTGGAGTTATCTTAGCCAATGCAGCTGCGAGTTTCTTGTAGTCCTCGCCTACTTCATCGCGATACCTAAGCATCTGATCGTACACAAACTTGATAACTTGAACCTCAAAACGAGGATTAAGCCACATCGCAAATTTCATGAAGAGTATCGGGTGCATCCAAGTTCCTCCGCCTCTATCAAGTCTTGCCTTGGATTTTACATAGGCAGAATTTTGCCCATCTAAATTTTCCTCTTTTACGAGAGCATCCAGGAACTCTTTAGTATTTTCATTCTCGAAGAATTTCTTGACCTCCTTCTTTTCTCCAGTCGCGTTGTTCCACGCTTGCAAAAGAACAGTAGCGTTAAACATCCCGTCCTTTGTCCTCTGAAAGACTTCGTAATCGCCAATCTTTCGAGTCATAAGTTGGTTAGTTTTCATTTCTTCCACCTCCTAATTTTAAAGTTTACTACTCAACCGGAACCGCCTCGATGACCAACGTCTTGTTTTCGAAGTTAGCCTTCGTCTTGTATCTCGCCACACCTTCAGGCGGTTCAGTCTTACCTATCAGCCAAGCATACTGTCGAGCCGACATGATAGCTTTTGCTGTCTCAAACACAAAAACCTCGATTTTTCCAGGCTTTATGCTTAGAATGTCTGCCTTTGTCAACTTTTTCATCTTGCTTTATTTAATATTAACTATAATTATTTGGAGGTTTCGCGGAAAAGTCGTATATTTGCAGTGCTAATGTAAGATACGGCATTTTCGGTTGCTTCGGCCTCCGTTTGTGTTAGTGTTGTTTTATTGCTTTAACTGAATCACGAGTGCAAAGGTAATATAAAAAGGCGAACAAAACAAACCTTTTTGAAAGAAAGTCCGCCTTTTGTTTTCTTTTTAACACTTTTCGTGATTTTAGTTGTATATATGAAACTAAAAATAAAAGATTATGAACGGAGTTATAGAAAGAGTTGCCGAATTGATCAAAGAGTTGGGGTTAACGCCGAATGCTTTTGCAAAAGAAGTCGGTCTTGGTTCATCCAATCTAAGTAGAAAACTGAAAGGAAGTACGCCTTTTACCGCAAAAGACTTCGTTAAAATCTGCGATACGATAGGCGTAAACAGAGAATGGCTCGAAACCGGAGAAGGCGAGAAACGAACCTATTCATTAGGATTCGATAAAGATTCGCTTAACCGGTCAATCGATAAAGCTTTTACCCAATGCGCTCACGGAGACGACGCAAAGCCTTTCTATGACTTAGACTTTGCGTTGGGCTTTAGCGAGATGTACAACGACTCTCCTAATACACCAACGAAATATATCTCTGTACCTGGTTACGAGAAAACTGATTTCTGGTGTCGCACATCAGGTGACAGCATGAAGCCCCTTATAAGCAACGGAGACATCATAGCTCTGAAGCAGATTCTTGATTGGAATGAGTTCTTGCCTATGAACGAGGTCTATGCAATAATGACGACTAACGACCTCAGAACAGTGAAGATCATCCGCAAGGGTTCGGACGAAGAGCATTTCACTCTTCACTCATACAACGAGGAGTACGAGGATCAGGAGATACCAAAGGAGGCTATAACGAAAGTGTTCAAGGTTCTTGGGTCATTAAAGGCAATATAATTAATTATAAATGTTGATATTATGAAGAGAATATTAATCATATTAACAGCAGCATTATTCTCCAGTGCTTCTTATTCGCAAGTAGTAATGGGAAGAGACATATATACAACCAGCAAGAAATACGCAGCTTTCCTTGCGACAAGGGGATACAAACCTTACGAAACGGTTTCTGGAGTAAAAAAGTTCAAGGTAAAATTTGCGGGTTTTACTAACGTAAGAGAAGAAGTGCATTACGACACTAGCAACGATTCTATCACGCAAGTAAAGTTCATTTTCGAAAATAGGACTCAAAGCGAACTGGAGGACGCATACTTCACACTTCTTAAGCAATACAAACAGAAGTACCCTAAAGGGGAAAACGGGGACATGAAATGGGAAGGAGTTGATATGTATATGTGGCACTACAACCCATCCAAAGGCTCGAAGAGGTCTATATATCTAAGCATAGACAACATCAAGCATGAGATGCAGGTGCAATACTTCTCAAACTACGAAGAGAAAGGAAACAAGAAAATAGAAATAAGTAGTGATATATGAAAACAGCTAAAGAAATCCTTGACGGGAAAATCTACAATAGATTCGATCTAGCAAGAGCTTGCGAAGATGTAGCGCGTTTTTTCGAAGAATCGGAAGCGAGTTCCAAGTTAATAATCAGCGGGAAACAATTTGATGACATAAGACCAGACGCAGACTTCTACGGATACTTTATGTACCAAGGTGACGAGGCCGTAAACAAACTTGTAAACTCTAGAATAGCAACAGAAAAGATGGGGTATATCGGCTTAGGCTTTGCCTTAATAGAAACAGAAAACTCTTGCGTCAGAAAACTTGTTGATGAGCTTAGAAAGAATAAATTCTACGCAGAAAGAGTTTGCGCAGGGATTTATGTTGTGACAATAATATAATTTTTGTGAGTAATATGTGAGTGAACAACCACTGATTGTATAAAAGTACATCAGTATCAGCTGATTACCAATATATACGAGAGTCTTCCCAAGCCTGTGAGGCGGGTTCGACTCCCGTATCTCGCTCCATCCCTCGTAAAGGCTCTTTCCTTATTTAGTCGCTCCCTTATTTAGTTCATCCCTGCTATTGTCTGAAAAATCTGCACTGGAAGCGTAAACCTTTACGCACGATTTTTCAGGTTTTTCGATATAAGATACCGATATTTTTTATACCTTTGCATCAGATTTCAGAAAGATAAGAATTTCTTTTCTAATAGGTACGGGTTCCTTTTTAATTAGGTTCAAATTCCTTTTCAGAAAGATATAGGTATCGAGAAAGAAATAGATGATATTCTATTATGAAACTAACGAATAAAACAAATAACAAACAATATAAACAGATCATGAAAGAGCTTAAAGCATTGAACAAGCGCACTGCTCCTAAGAGCGTAGCGCCAGAGAAAATCATTCAGTTTGGTGAAGGTAACTTCCTCCGTGCATTCGTAGATTGGATTGTATGGAATATGAATAAGAAAACCGACTTCAATGGTTCTGTCGTTGTCGTTCAGCCATTGGCTGGCGGTATGGTAGATTGGTTGAATGGTCAGGACTGTCTCTATCATGTTAACCTTCAGGGTAAGGAGAACGGACAGGCTATCAACACATTGGAGCGTATCGACGTAATCAGCCGTGCGTTGAACCCATATTCTCAGAACCAGGCTTTCATGGCTTTGGCAGAGCAGCCAGAGATGCGTTTCATCATCTCTAACACAACAGAGGCAGGTATTGCGTTCGACGACTCTTGCAAGTTTACAGATGCTCCTGCAGCTTCTTACCCAGGTAAGTTAGTTCAGTTGCTGTTCCACCGTTACAAGTTCTTCGAGGGCGATCCTACCAAGGGTATGATCCTGATGCCTTGTGAGTTGATCTTCTTGAACGGTCACCACTTGAAGGAATGCATCTACCAGTATATCGAGCTTTGGAAGGAAGATATGGGTGCTGACTACGAGGGCTTCAAGGAGTGGTTTACCAACCACTGCTACGTTTGCGCAACACTCGTTGACCGTATCGTTCCTGGCTTCCCACGCGACACCATCAAGGAAATCCAGCAGAAGGTTTGTTACAAGGACAACCTCGTAGTAAAGGCTGAGAGCTTCCACCTCTGGGTAATCGAGAAGGCAGAAAACATGACTGTAGAGCAGATGCAGGAAGAGTTCCCTGCCCACAAGGCTGGTCTCCACGTTCTCATCACAGACAACGAGAAGCCATACCACGAGCGTAAGGTTACTTTGCTGAATGGCCCTCACACAGTATTGAGTCCTGTTACATACCTCAGCGGTGTGAACATCGTTCGCGATGCTTGCGAGCACCCTGTATTGGGCAAGTACATCCACAAGGTACAGTTCGAAGAGTTAATGCAGACATTGAACCTCCCAATGGACGAGCTCCAGAAGTTTGCTTCTGACGTATTGGAGCGTTTCGAGAACCCATTCGTTGACCACCAGGTAACCAGCATCATGCTGAATTCATTCCCTAAATTCGAGACTCGCGACCTCCCAGGCGTGAAGATCTACTTGGAGCGTAAGGGTGAGTTGCCACAGGGATTGGTATTCGGTCTTGCTGCCATCATCACTTACTACAAGGGTGGAGTTCGTGAGGATGGTGCTCCTATCCAGCCAAACGACGACCAGAAGATCATGGACAAGCTGACAGAGCTTTGGGCTACTGGCGACACCCAGAAGGTAGCAGAGGGCGTACTCGGCTTCGACTACATCTGGCATGAGAACTTGAACGAGACTGTTCCGGGCTTGACAGAGTTGGTTAAGAAGGATCTCGACCTCATTCAGGAGAAGGGTATGTTGGAGGCTGTGAAGACTATCCTCTAA